CGGCGGCGCATCGGTATCCAGAGCATGCCGAAGGGCAACGGGAAGTCGGGCCTCGTCGCCGGCCTGGTCTTGGCGCACCTGCTGGGCCCGGAGAGCGAGGCGCGAGGCGAGGTCTACAGCGGCGCCATCGACCGGCAGCAAGCCTCGATCATCTTCGCCGAGGCCGAAGCCATCATTCTGCAGACGCCAGAGTTCGCCGCCCGGGTGAACATCCAGCGCTTCCAGAAGAAGATTGAGGTGCTGTCCGGGCAAGGTGCGGGCTCGGTCTACGAGGCCCTGAGCGCCGACGCCCGGCGCGCGCACGGCCTGAGCCCCACGCTGTTCGTCTACGACGAGCTCGCCCAAGCCAAGGACCGGGAACTGCTCGACAACCTGGTGAACGGGCTCGGCAAGCGCGCCGAGGGGCTCGGCCTGATCATCTCGACCCAGGCGCCCAGCGACACGCACGCGCTCTCGCAGCTGATCGACGATGGCCTGCGCGGGGACGATCGCAGCATCTATGTGCAGCTGCTCGCCGCGCCGCCTGAGGCGGATCCGTGGAGCGAGGAGACGTGGTTCCGCTGCAACCCGGCGCTCGGGAAGTATCTCAGCCTGGAGGAGATGCGCCAGGCCGCGGCCCGCGCCCGCCGGATGCCAGCGTTCGAGCCGTCGTTTCGCAACCTACGCCTGAATCAGCGGGTCGACGCCAACGAAGAGGCCCGCATCGTGACCGTAGGCACATGGCGGCGCGGGAGCGTGCCGGTGGACCGGGCCGCGCTCGCCGGCCGAAAGTGCTTCGCGGCGCTCGACCTGTCCGGGAAGCACGACCTCACCGCGCTGGTGCTGGTGTTTCCGAGCGATGACGATGAGGGTCCGTTCGCGGTCCTGCCGTTCTTCTGGACGCCTGCCGATCAACTCGGCGCGCGCCGTCCCGCGGAGCAGCAGCGCTTTCGCGAGTGGATCGCGGCCGGCCACATGACCGCGATCCCGGGCCCGACAATCCGCTACCGCTACATCGCCAACACGATGAGCGGCCTGGCCCGCGAGTTCGATATTCAGGCCGTCGCTTATGACCGGTGGCGGATCGACGACTTCAAGGCGGACCTCGCCGAGCTGGACACCGAGTTCCCGGCGCCGCTGGAGGCGTTCGGCCAGGGCTTCGCGAGCATGTCACCGGCGATCGAGTGGTTCGCGGAGCTCGCGCTCACCGGCCGGCTGCATCACGGCGGGCATCCGGTGCTCACTGCCGCGGTCGCGAACGCCATCACGATCAGCGACCCCGCGGGTAACATGAAGATCGACAAGCCGAAATCCGAGGCGCGCGGGCCGGTGCGGATCGACGGCGCGGTAGCGCTGCTGATGGCGCTCAGCCTCGCCAAGAGGTTCCAGGGCGAGCCCCGGGCGGACGTCGGCGACTTCCTGCAGAACATGGTGTGGGCATGAGCATCCTGGCGCGCATCGGCCGGGCGCTCGGCCTCCGAGACACGGTGGGCTGGTCGCGGTGGGCCGATTCCGGGACCTGGACCGGCAAGTCCGTGACCCCCGAAACCACGCTGCAGATTGCGACGGCCCTGGCCTGCATCCGGCTCACAGCGTCGACCATCTCGACCCTGCCGCTGATGGTGTTCCGCGAGGCGCGGGACGGCTCACACGAGCGGCTGCCCGACCACCCCCTTGCGGTGCTCCTGCGGCAGTCGCCGAACGCCGACCAGACGGCCGTGGAATTCCTGGAGGGCATGCTCGGGTGCCTCATGCTCTACGGCAACGCCTTCGCCCTCAAGACGACGTCGGCGGGCCAGGTCCGGGCCCTGACGCTGCTGATTCCAGAGCGGATGACGGTTCGCCGGAACCCGGAGGATTGGTCACTCGAATACGTCTACAGCGACCCGCGCGGCCGAGAGATCTTCACGGCTGACGACGTGTGGCACTTGCGGGCCTTCGGGGTCGGCGGCGACCTCGGGCTGAGCCCCATCCAGTACGGCCGGCAGGCGCTCGGCATGGCCATCGCCACCGACGAGGCCGCGGGCCGCACCTTCGCCAACGGCATGCGCCCGGGCGGGTTCTTCAGCACGAAGAAGACCCTCACGCCGGAGCAGCGCGAGCAGGCCCGCAAGGTTCTGATCGAGCCGATGCAGGGCGCCGAGAACACCGGGAAATTCGGCATCCTAGAGGGCGACAACTTCACCTTCGAGCCGGTCTCGATCCCGGCGAAGGACGCCGAGCTGCTGGCCTCCCGCGGCCTGCACATTGAGGAGATCTGCCGGCTGTTCGGGATCCCGCCGATCCTGGTGGGACATGCCGCCAACGGCGTCACCGCCTGGGGCACAGGAATCGAGACCATCGTCCTGTCGTGGCTCACCACCTCGCTGGGCCCGCTGCTGACCCGGATCGAGGCCAGCATGAACCGCGCGCTGGTGGCGCCGGGCGAGCGCGGGAAGGTCTGGGCCGAGTTCTCCCTGGAGGGCCTGCTGCGGGCCGACAGCGAGGCCCGGGCGAAGCTCTACGCCAGCGCAGC